AATAAAAAAATCAAGGAGGCACAGCAGTTGAATAAAGATTCCATTGACAAAATCAAGAGCGAAATCAAAGAACAGATTGTAGCTGATACTAAAGCACATTACAAAACGCTGAATGATGCAGCGTTTAAAGTAAAACCTCTTGTCGGAACTATTGCCGACCCGCTTGCATTTGACAGCGCAGCCGACATTTTTGCGTTTGCATTGAAACAGTGCGGGAAAGATCCGGACAAATACGACAAAGCAGGATATGCAGGCATGGTTGATATGTTGATTGAAAGCAAGCCGGTATTTTCCGCAGCAGACACCAAACCGATTGATAAATTTGACGAACAAACGCAGAGCATTTTTGACAGATTAGAAAACATCGAATAGAACAAAGGGGGATGTGAACTCATGGCAAAAGCAGATTTCCAAAAAAGCGTAAATATGTATCAGGCACAAGGTGTACCGGGTGCATTTGCTTCAATCAATCCGGTTATTTCCACACCGCTTGGATACCTTGCAGGCGACAATGTAAAAGTAGGATGTTTTGTGATTGAAGATTCCAAAAATGCGGGACATGTTACTGGAACTAACACAGGCGGTGCGCAGCCTATCGGATTTGTTGCTCGTGATATTGTATACCCAATTATGACGGTAGGCGACGGATATTCTATGGATGTTCCCAAAGGGTTTGAGGTTAATGTGCAAACCGCTGGGGATTTTTGGGTGCAGGTTACAGAAGGCGTTACTAAGGGGCAGTATGTTGCAGTATTGAAAACTGATGGCAGTGTAAAGAAAGGCGCGACGACTCAAAGCGAATCCGTGGAAGATTGTGTTGTTACTAAATTCAAATTCATGACTGATGCGCAGGCAGGCGAAATGGCTGTTATCAGCAACATGTATTTACAATAAAAAGGGAGGTTTTTAGACCATGAATGACAGACAAGCTCTTGAAAAAATCCGTGAAAAAGGCTTTGTATTCGACGGTGCAAAAGGCTTTATCACAAAAGACAATCGCCAGCGGCTCGCTTCCGACGCAGCAATGATTACGGGTGCTAATAGCGGCGTTCCGGCTTTATTCACGACGTATATTGACCCGATGGTTATTGATATTTTGACAGCACCTACACGGGCAAGAGAAATTTTCGGTGAAGTAAAAAAAGGAGACTGGACTAATACCGGTGCAATGTTTGAAACCGTTGAACAGATGGGAAGCTCCACCGCATATTCCGATTACGGAAACGGCGCAACTGCTGACGTAAACGTAAACTACCCGTACCGCCAAAACTACCTTGCACAAACTCATATCCGTTACGGCGATCATGAAACGGCAGTATCCGGCAAGGCGATGATTGACCTTGTAAGCAAAAAACAAAAAGCCGTTGCCACCATCATCAACACCGACGAAAACAAATTTTATCTGTACGGCGTGCAGGGTAAAGAAATTTACGGCTTGCTTAATGAACCAAACCTCCCGGCAGCAATTACTGCATCCACCGTCGACACCAACAAAACAAAATGGGCAGACAAAGACACCCAGCAGATTTATGATGACGTTTTATTACTCGCAGCTGAACTTTTTAAAAACAGCCAAGGAAACATTGACGAAAAATCTGATTTGGTTTTGTGCGTCAGCCCTGCATCCAACGTTTTGCTCGGCAAGGCTACAATTAACAACGTATCTGTCAAGGATATGTTAAACAAATATTTTAGCAATCTCTCTATTGTTACATTACCGGAACTTACCGCAGACTCCGGCACCAGCATTTTGCTGATTGCCCGTTCTGTTATGGGTACGCCGACGGCGCAGTTAGGCTATAGCGAAAAAATGCGTGCCATGCGCATTGTTCCGTATACGTCTTACTACGAACAAAAATTTGTTTTCGGCACATATGGCGCAATTGTTTACCTGCCATTTGCAATTGCTAAAATGACAGGGGTTTAGACTATTTCCGTTTTGGAAATGGTTCAAACCATTTTCTTAATGCCGGGAAAATGGTACATGAAAAATAAAAATTAAAACGTGCAAGTTGTCGGCATTCCCGACAACTTGTTTTTTATTAAAAAAGGAGCGATTTACATGCAAAAATCAAGAAAGACGACAGAAGAAAATATTACAGAAGAAAAAAATGTAATCATTAAAGACAATTCAATTCAAGATGGAGAAGTCATCAATACGGCAAGCACAAAAAAAGCAAAAACAAAACCGATTGCAAAAACAGGTGATACCGTCGTTATTTGTTCGAATTATCCGCATGATATTAAATACCGCGTTCCCGATAAATCAGGGCGCATGCATGAATTTGTTTTTCACGGAAATGCGGTAAACCTGCGTGGCAAGGATAAAG